GGCGAGTTTTGCTCGCCCCTGCGGTTTTGTGTCAGAATTGTAGACATAGAATTCAGGTTTTCCAATTACACCTAGATCCTCACCAACGGTCTTCTACAAGTCCTCGCCTTCTTATTCCATGGTAGATATTATTCGCTATGAGTAAGAGTTGGAACTACATACTCACGCTCCACACGTCCAAGTTTGACGGTGGTACCGTGCAAGCTCACGCTTACGACGTCTTGGTTTAATGGTTCGAAAGATTTCTTTCGAGTTGCCATTTGGGCCAGTTTGACAAAATAAGCGACATCGTCGCCATCTTTTGTCTCGCGTCGTCTCGGTATTGATAATACCGTGCAGAAACGCGCCACCCACTTCTGATAATCTTTATGCCAGTACTTTTTCCCATCAACATGGAAATTAGTAGCTTGGACAGAGTACAGATGTGGAGACACACCTTTCCTATTTGTAAAATAGGGATCCATATGAGAAATCATATGAATCAAGTATGCCCTCAGCCGTTTGTAGCCGTAATCAGCGCAAAGATTGATCGCTGAACACGCTGCACTGTAAGCTTCCGGTGACAACCTCTTATTTTTATTGAAGGGATCAAAGTTATGTTTAACGTTGAACCTAAAATAAATAGAGCTGACATCATTGCCATTGTGGTAATCTTTACCGCAGGATTCACGAAAAGGGCCAGACGTAAACGTCTTGTCCCTATTAACGAGGAAACCAAGGCTTTGTAACGCCTCGATAACTTCATCAGTTACTCCTTTAGCTACTACCATGTCATCACCGTATACTGCGTAACCGGGATAATCCCCATTAGCAGTACAGCACCTTTGTGTCACATATTCTATCACAGCTGCAAAAATTAAACACTGAATGGGAAAGCATAAAGCTGATCCCATAGGTGCAAACTTTTGCATCTCGATTACACTGCCATCAGGTAATTTAGTCTGATTGCTACGTGTTGCATAGAGCCACTTTAAAAGCGGCGTCTTTGCGAATATGCGTTTAACGAGAGTCCACTTCACACTATCAGAAGCGGCAGAAAGATCTATAGTAGACAGGTTGTCTTCTAAAGATCCCCTTCTGGCCATATTCTGATTGTATGTTTGATCCTCTAATTTGATTGCATGTTTCAAATACCTGTGTGTACTTATGAAATTGTACAATCTCTTCATGATTGACTGTTGCCAATATTGAAGAGTAACAGGTTCCATTGAAATAACTCTCAACTTAGAGTACGTCTTAGGAACAAAAATAGTCCGTGAAACACGTACTACTTCTGTATCCCGTTCAGCTCTTAAGTCAGCATCATTAGATGCGTTAAAACCCGCACCATAGTATGAGATAGTATCATTATTCAATACTACCCGTAACATCAGGTCGGTTCTTAACTGCTTGTACTTTTCGTACAGCGTTAACTTTCCTTCCGCGACGCTCCCGCCGCCATGATTGGGAACTAAATCTCTAAGATCTAGTTTACGAAGCCACCTTTTCATTATTCGGTTTAACCCGAGTATTAATTGTGTGTCTTCGTCTAATTCCAACCTGGCCAGCCTGTCTTCTGTTTCTAGATATAGCGCAAGAGTCTTCTCTTCGAGGCCTATGGCCTCTAGATGAAGTTTTTTTGCCATATCGTAAAAACTGTAAACATAACTTCAACGCCTCTGAGTCCTCCCTAGCATCGTCATAATACCGACACAAAATAGGACTGATAGGGGATAACAATCCCTCAACCAGTTCTGAATCAGCTGTACTCACTAGAAACCCTTTAAAGGTTTCGTATGTGAGAACGTCATGGCTCAATAAGAGCTCGACGCCAGCTGAGCATAAATTAAGGAGGTCCATGAGGTCAAACTGCTTCAAAACTCGAGTAAAATTTTCGAGTCTTGCGAACAGTGAGTCTCCATGGATTTGACCCAATGATGACACGTCACTTGCGAGGTATAACCAGGCTACTTTAAAC